CGGTTTATTTTCCCGGCTGGAGGCTGAGCCAATGGAAACATTCGACAAGCAACCGGCAGAGGCCTATCTCATCGCGGTCGAATGGGCGGGCAAGCTGCCCGTCGGGGCCTCGCTCGTGTCGGGCACGGTCGAGGCAACGCGCTTTCCCGATCTCGTCGTCGATAACAGTGTGATCGCGAACACGTTGGCGTCGGTCAGCGGCACGCAGTCGATCATTAAAGTGCAGGGCGGCGAGCACGGGCGGGACTATCGGATCACGTTCATGATGTCCCTCTCGAACGGCGATCTGTTGGAAGAGGATGTCTTGATGCAGGTGCGGGCCTTATGAGCGAAGCGATTTCAGCGATCCTCGTGAACGGCAAAGAGTTTGTCGAGGGCCTCAACAATGCCGACAAGCTCAGCCTGCGCTACATGCGCACCGAAATGAAACGCGGGGCGCAGCGCATTCGCAAGCTCTTTATCAAAGAGCAGCTGTCTGGGGCGCCGGGGATCAAGGCCGGGAAGCTCGCGAAGGGCAAAAATATCTGGACGTACGTCCAAGGCGAGACGCACAAAAGCCTCGCGGGCAAGATCGGGATCTCGCGCATTCTGCACACGCATGAGAAGGGAATCACGATCAAAGCCAAAGGGAAAGCCGGGCTCTTATTCCTGCGCGAAAAGAAACTCGGCAAAGGCAAAGGCGAAATCAGTGCCGTCGTGCCGCAAGTGGTGATTCCGGCCCGGCTGAAATTTCGGCAGCTCGTACGCAGCCGGGCGCTGCCGGAACTCAAGAAAGTCGCCGAGGCGGGCCTGCGGGGCACTGAGCAAGCGCTGCAGAAGGCGCTCAAGCGAAAGATCTAAATGGATTCGATTCAAGAACAGATATTGAAAACGATCAGTACCGCCCTGGCGACGATCTCGGTTGCCAACGGCTACGAGAACGAGATCGCCGTCGTGCAGCGCTTTCGCGCGAGCGGCATTGATCTCTCGACGATGCCGACGATCCTCGTGAAAGAGGGCGATTGTTTCCCCGAGCTGGAAAAAACCTCTGCCCCGCACGTGCGACGCCGCATGGAACTCTTTCTCGTTGTCTGCGTACGGCATGACGAGGCGGCTGATCCGCGCTCGGGCGGCGAGATTTTGAATTCGTTCGTGAGTGATATCGAGCGCTGCCTCGCGAGCAATCAACGCTGGGACGGGCTGGCGCTCATGACTGATCCACCGGGCTATCTTGAAATGGAAGTCGAAGCCGAAACGCCGCACCTCGCTCGTGGGCTGCGGGTTGAGATCGTGTACGAGCACACACGGGCAGATCCAAGAACGCAATAAACAGGAGGGAGAACTATGTCAAGCAATGCCATACCATCGTACGGAACCTTGTTACAGCGCAGCGGGGCGACGGCGGGCTCGACGCCGAGTTACCAAACGCTCGGCGAAGTGAAAAACATCGACGGCCCGAGCACCGAAGTCTCGACGATAGATGTCACGACGCACAGCTCGGCGGCGTCGGGCAACTATCGCGAGTTTATCCCGAGTCTGATTGATCCCGGCACAATCGACGTTGATCTCAACTGGGTTCACTCCGACACGACGCACCAAGCGATATGGGCCGATCTGCAGAACCGCACTAAGCGGGATTGGAAAGTGATCCCGCCGCCGAACGCCGCAGGCGCGACGGCGAGCATTACGTTCCAAGCGTACGTTACCTCGTTTCCGAAATCGTTTCCGACGGATGATGTCACGGGCGGCAAGATCACGCTGCGGATCACCGGAGCGCTCACGATCACGCCGTAAGGAGAGAGGCAAGTGCAACACGGGTTTTATTCATTCACGCCGATACCGCCCGAGCTACGGGCGAAGAGGAGGAGAGCTATGAACCCTGAGAGCAACGGCCATGCTGGATTATCGCGCGAGCAAATCCTAGCAGCCGTCGATATGAAGATCGAAGCCGTCGAGGTGCCCGAGTGGGGCGGCACTGTCTATATTCGCAACCTCACCGGGAAAGCGCGCGAGCGGTTCGAGAAGTCTCGCTATCGCATGCACGGCAAGGAAGTCGAGATTATTCACGAGAACACGCGCACGAGTCTCCTCGCGGCGACGATCTGCGATGCTCAGGGGAACTTACTTTTTACCGCTGAGCACCTCGACGCGCTCGGCGAGAAGAGCGGCGAAATCCTCGATAGGTTATTTGAGGCCTCGCAGCGGCTCAGCTGTATGCGAGCTGAGGATCTGCAGGCGAAAGCAAAAAACTGAGCGAGCGCCCCGAGCGCCAATTCTGGCACCTGCTGGCATTGGCGCTAGGCGGGCGCACCATCGCCGAGTGGCAAGAGGTAATGTCGAGCGAGGAGTTTTGCGAATGGATCGCGTATTACGAAATGAATCCGTTCGGGCCGAAACGCGACGATTATCAGGCGGCCTTGATTGCCAAAACGATTGCGCAGGTGAACGCGCCGAAGGGCAAGGTGTTCAAGCTCGACGATTTCATGCTCTCGTTCAAAACGCGGGCAGCGCAAGAGGATCGCAAAATGAGCGGCGATCAGGTGCTCTCATTCTTTCGCGGCATGCAGCAGCCGGGAGCGTAACCAATGGCTGATATCGGATCGCTCGTTGTCAAGATCGCCGCCGACGCGAGCGAGCTGCACAAGGAATTCGCCAAGCTCGGCAGCGCGAGCGTCGATTTCGGCACGAAGCTGCAGACCGTGGGCAAAGTCGGGGCGACGGCGATCCTCGCCGTGACCTCGGCGATCACGGCGAACACCTTGGCAATCGCCAAGCAAGTCGAAGAAACCGAACAGATGAGCCAAAAGACCGGGATCAGCGTGCAAACGCTGCAATCATGGTCTGTTGTCATGGCACAGAACAGCGTGCAGGCGCAGCAGCTCACCGTTGCCACGAAAACCCTCTCGAAAGAAATCGTTGAGGCGAGAAATCCCGCGAGCGCCGCCGCCAGTGCCTTCGACGAAATGGGCGTGAGTATCGCGCAGCTCGGCTCGACCGACGACGCGATCAAAGCGATTGCCGACAAGTTTCAAGCGATGCCCGACGGCGCCGAGAAAGCCGCGCTCGCCGTGCAGCTCTTCGGGAAATCCGGCCTCGATATGATCCCGATCCTCAACCGTGGCGCGGCGGCGTTCGAGGAGTCGAGCAGGCAGGCCCGCGCCTTCGGCCTCGTGCTCACAAACGAGCAAGTCAAAGCAATGACTGCAGTTGACGACGCGAGCGATAATCTCGGGCTGGCGCTCAAAGGCTTGCAAACCGCCTTCGCGCTGGCGTTCGCCCCGGCTGTCAAAACCGGGATCGAGCTGATTACAAGAGCAATCGTGTCGCTCGGCGAAAGTATCAAGGGCACAACCAACGAACTCGTCAAGCAAGACGAGAGCTGGCAGGCCTATCTCGGGCGCGGGATCGTGGCCGATGCGCAGGAGCAGCTCGCGATCAATGCCGAAGTCGATGCAGATCGAGCCGAGCGCGAAGAGAAACTCGGGCGCAAGCTACTCGCACGATTTATTAAAACGCAGCATCTCTTACAGGCGCAGCGCAATGCCGAAGAGGCGCTCGGCAAAGTGCAGCTCGACATTATTCAGCGCACAGCAAAGGAAGAAAACGCCGCGTTCGCTGAGCGCGTGCTCGAAGCCGAACGGCTGCAAAGTCTGTCGGAAGGGCTCGGGCAGGGCAACATGGCCAAGACGCTCGGCGGCGCAATGGAGAAATCTGTCGAGCATATCCGCGAGGCGCAGCGCAATCTCGCCGAGATTTGGGGCGAGCGCGGGATGGATTCAGAAGATGCGATCAGCGTCATGATCGAGCAAGAGAAGCTCGGCAATGCTGCCCTTGAGGCAGGCACGCAAGCCTGGATGCATCGCAATGATGAACTCGAAAACAATGTGATTATCGCCGAGTCTGTGGAGCGCCAGCAGCAGGTGCTCTTTCAATCCGAGCAGGGCCTCATGGGCGCGGCTGATGCCGCCCGGCAAGTGGCGTTCGAGGCGAATGAGCAGCGCTACAAACTCGAAAGCGCGGCGCTGCTCGAACAATACAATGCCCGCTTGATCGGCCTCGCGACGTATAACGCCAAAGTACATGCGCTCGATATGGATCGAGAAACGAAACGCATTCAGATCGTGCAGCAGTTCCCCGGTTTTTGGGAAAAGCAGCTCAACGATCTGCAGGCCTCGAACGTGTTTTCGATGGCGTCAATGGTAAGCACCTGGAGCAATTCAATCGCGACGATGGTTGTGAAAGGCGGCGATCTCAAGGCCGCGTGGGAATCGACGAAAATTGCCGTCGTGCAGGCCGCGATCAATATGAGCGTGGCGGCAGCGGCATCGGCAGCAAAATCGTTTCTCGTCAATCAAGCAGCGGCAGCAGGCACAGAAGGCGTGTGGGCGGGCGCGGGCGCGTTCGTCGTCGGCG